TCCTGCGAGGTGATGCCATACCTAAGCAAGAGGGAGTTTTGGATGTTTACCCCTTCGTTTCGGAATTCGGTGGTATCATACACCTTCCTTCCTATGGAGATAATGTCTCCAGCGCGGTCATGGATATCCAAGTATTTGCGCACGATGGGGATAGCGCCACAATTGTGGCGCATGCCACACACGACAGTGTGGATGTAGTCGTTAAACTTCTTCTTCGACGGCGGGTTAACCGTCCAGAAGAGCCTGGAGACCACTCGACCAGGCTTTGGCACGTAGGCGTATGTGCCTTCACCGTTCGGCAACCAAATCGAACTCGCAAATTCGACTTGCCATGGGTGTTGGAACTTGGCATATTCCGGAACTATACCTAAGCTAGCTTCGATGGATGCGAGACGGTGTTCGTCATAATCACCCTCGACCACAACAAGAAGATCATCGCCAATTACTAGGATGTCGGCTTTGAGCCCCATGCGGGAGCACGCCTCATAAGCGATAGCCGCGTTGACAATACTATTGCCAAGGGTTGTATCGTTATGTCCTGATTTGACGGTGTACATGAGCTCGTAGACTAGTCTAGGGCCAATGTCCTTCTTCTTGGTGGCAGTACCACGAACGTTTGCGCAGTCGTCAAGAAACGAGAAGAATTCGGAGTCATAAATAAATTTGCTCAACGTCCACTTCTTAATATCGTGGTGAATCTTCTGCATACTTGCGTCCCAACTCTTACCATCTCGCTCGTAGAAATGGGGGTTGGCTCGATCGTTCATGGTATCTTTCATCCAATCTGCTAGGTGTTGGGCATTCATTCCCGATGCGATCGTAATGGTAATATCAACGTCGTTATTAATTTTGTGGCGATTGAAGACCGAACACACGGCTTTCTGAGCAGCATAAAAGAGAGGTGCCCACCTTGCTTGGGTGTTCAAATTCTTATACATCTGGATCATTCTAGCTTTCGTCGGGAATTTATGCGCACACTCACGTTTAATAAAGGCCTTGACCTCCTTCGGAGTGAATGGATCGTTAATCATCGACCGTTGTATAGCTTCCTGCTTACTGGTAGGCCACTTCAGCATCCAGAAGTCGAACCAGTGTTCATAATAAGTAAGTTGACTGCAATGTAGCTCATTAGCAGAGTCAAAATCTCTCATGTAGTGATCGAAGCGAATGGTTGCCTCATTCTG